CTATATCTTTTCTACCGCTTTTCTTAACTCTTCAATATCCTTATGAGTATAAAATTTTTCAGTTGTAGTATAGCTATTATGACCAATTAATTTTTTTATTGAAGTCTTATTTGCTTCCGCATTACTTAAAAGAGTTGCGAAAGTATGACGTGTATCATGTGGTTTATGTTTCATTCCCAGCTGTTCCATTAATGGCTCAAATTTTTCTCTGTAATAGTTGTTATACTTCATCTGTTCGCCCTTGGAATTTACTATAAGGTATTCATTTTCAGGATTCATTCTTTCTTTGATAAAATCTATTATCTTAGAATGAATAGGAACTATTCTGTCTTTCCCTGCTTCAGTTTTCAAACCACCTTTAACAATTCTATTTTCTAAATCAACATCACTGTTTTTAATTTCCAGTAGTTCTCCTATTCTAAATCCTGTGTAAATCATGATTAAAATTGTATCTATCCATTCATGTTCTTTTACTAATTCCCATAATCTTTCAATCTCTTCAGATGTAAAAGGTCTTCTGTCATTTTCTTCAGTATTTTTTCCAATATCTATATATTTACTGTAGTCCTTTGAAACAATGTCATTTTTCATAGCATAGTTATACAGCTGATTAAATAAAACTTTTATCTTTCTTTTTGTTCCGTATTTGACATCAGGATTTAAAACAATTTCCTGTAAATGTGAAGCCTTTAAATCTACGAATTTTATAGAATGTAAAGGCTCGGACTTCTTAAAAGCTGCAATGTATCCTAACTGTGCTGAATGCCCTACTGTCTCAAATTTTTCATTTTTCCATTTTTCATATACTTCTAAAAAAGTAATACTCTGAATTTCTATATTATATGGATTTTCATTATAATGAACTAAATGATGTTCAGCTTCCTTTTTAGTAGCAAAAGTTCCTAAATATTTATAGATCTGTTTTCCATTATTATCCCAGCCAGTAGTAACTCTAACGGCAAAAGGTTTTCTTCTTTTGCCGCCAAGTTTTATCACAGAACCATATCCATTAGGATTTCTCATTTTCATACTACTGCTCCCTGTTTAAAAATTCATTATAACTAATTCCCATATATTCTTCAGCTTTTTTAAGAGGTATATGATACTTATACCTTGGTTTATTATTTGTAATTTTTGTAATTATTGCACTTCCTATATTCAAAGTTCCACTTCTTAGACCACTTTTTAAAGTTTTTTCATCCATCTGAAGAAATGTGCTTGCTTCTTTAACACTTAGTACTGATTTCATTTTATCCTCCAGTTTCAATTATCTTTTTGCTTTCTGTTTTAAAATAAGATACTGTCATAGTATTCAATTTTTCTTTCTTCAAACCATCTATCTTCTTCGTAATATTCTGCTCTTTCCAGCCAATTATTGTAACATTCTTTGCAGCAGTAATGATTAAGCACTGGTATGAGGTAGCCTTTTAAAGCTGCCCCATTACAGTAATCACATATACCATATCCACCAAATTCCATAGTTTCAGCTCCAGTCATTTCGTAGACTGTAAATCCTTTTTCATTTATAAATTTTCTAGCCATTTTTTACCTCCCTAGTCAAAGGAATAGAATTTTATTTTGAAATGTTCCAGTTCTTTTTTAATTCTCAACCATTCCTCTTTTATCCCTGAACTTAAATTGTTATGATTTAATAATATTTCTTCTTCATCTATAATCTTTAAGTTTCTTGTGTATTTTATGAATAAGAAAGCTTCCTGTTCTTTATCATATATTATAGAATATCCAAAACGATCACCTAGTTTTTGTACATATTTTTCAAAACTTTTTTCATTTTCACTAAAGCCTAGATTTATTAATTTTTCTGTTATTGTTTTCATTTTATTCCTCCTTAATTTCAATTAATCCCCCCTGATTTTTAAAACTGGTCTTCTGAATTGAACATTTCTTTCAGCTCTTCATCATCAGAATTACTTTCGTTTGCTGTATCTGATTCATTGATAACTATATCATCTGTTGTGTCATTTATGTTGTTTTCGTTGTCTACATATTCGACTTCAACATTGTTTTTATCAATATCTTTTATTACTGCCTGATCTAATTTTTGAGCCATTTGCATTTCTAAACTTAATATCCCATATTTACTAAGTAACAATTTGAGGACAGTTTTTCTTGCCATAGCTGGGAAATTAGTTTGCCATGTTGAGTTTTTAAAAGAATATGTCTTACTGTATGTTTTTGCATGCTTTTCTATTTCTTCTTTACTCATTACAAGATATTTTTCAAATCCATTCAAAAGTTTAAAATAAGCTATAAAATGTGTTGCTTTATCACTTATTCGATTTTCTCTATTATAAATCAATTCATCTGTTATAGAATCATAGCTTTCAAATTCCCCTTCATAAAGTTCTGACACATTTATTTTTTTATATTGAGCAGTTCTCATTGCTAATTGATAAAATCCTCGCCAACCAATTTGAAATTGAGCTTCTTTACCATAAGGAATGATATAAGCTTGACCTAAATTAGGTTCAATAGGTAAATCTAAAACTGCTGCAGCTGCAGCTGCTTTTAAAATACTTTTTGGATCGGCTTCCTGTAATTGCTTATTCCCATTTGTAGTATTCATTAATGAAGTCAGAAAACCTTTAGCTTTATTTCCTAACATTTCCCTAAAAGTTTTTTGAGTTCTTTCATCGTTTATCATCATTTTCAGTGTATCTGTGCCTACATTGCTTATTTGTCCTTGTTTGTTTGGATTTTGTAAAGTTCCTGCCATTTTATTTCATCTCCTTTTTATATTTTAAATTGTGTTTTCTAATTACTTCTAATAAATCATCTGTTGCTTCTTCAGTAAGCCCTGATACTTTTATTAAAATGTAAGTGTATTTTTTAGTTGTTTTTTCTTCTTTTTCAGTAACAACATTTTGTTTGTCTTCCAGTTCTATTTTTTCTGCCTGTTCTTTTCTTATTTTCTCTTCAGCTTCTTTTTTAGCTTGTTCCTCAGCTTTTTTTCTTAAGTTTTCTTCAGTAGCTTTTCTATCATTTCTTTTTTCAGTTATTTTATTTGAAATAATAGAATAATCTTCCTTAATTAAATGCTTAGTTTCTTCAAAAGTTATTACAAATTCAAGATCTGAATTTGCTTTTTCTAATTCTGATTTTATGAATTCTTCCTTTTTAATAAGTTCATCATACTGTTGCTGAATTTCTCCCTCAATTTTGCTTTCTGAAAAAGTTTTATTTTTCCATTTTGGATTATCAGTTAAATAAACTATATAATCTTTTCTTTCTTCAAATATAAGCTTTTTAATACTTTCAATTTTTTCTGCCTTTGCTGTATCAAGTTCTTTTTCTTTTTGATGTAAGTAAGCTCTTACATCTTCAAGCCTATTGACAATATCAATTAATTTTTTGTTTACATCTTTTGTTTCTCTATTCAGATAATTCATAAGATCTTCTTTAAATTTCTGTGCATTTGCTTTCTTTGTTGCAACCTCAAGTCTGTACTTTTTGATGTCGTCTACATCATTAAAAATAACTTCCTTAAGTTTTTCTATTTCTTTCACTTGTTCTTCAGCTTCTTTAAAATTAATCATTTCAGAATCAATTTTAGCTGGAACTATTTTGTTGTTGTCAAAAACGAACTCCATTTTAGGTAGTTCAGGTAATACCATCACTTCTTTTTCTAATTTTTCCATATTATCCTCCATAATTTTTTATCATTCTTGGCTCTGTATCATTTACAACACATTGCCAAAATTCAATTTCTTTATTTAAAAGTTCCTGTATTTCATCTTCCCAATCAGCCCTGTTTATAACTATTGTTTGCATTCTTTTTTCCAAGTCAAATGGGGTACTTGTTTCAAAACACTTAAATCTTATGTCAGCAACCAGTACGGCAAACTCATATCCTGTTACTAGAAAATAATGTAATATTTGGTAAAGATAGCTTTCAGGAATGTTATTAAGCCATTCTCTTTTGTAGATTTCATAATCATTAATGGTAGTGGTCTTTATTTCTAATATACCTTTTTTCCCTTGATATTCAATTTCTCCATCCAGATTTGCACGTATAAAATCATATTTAGGGTGGATATACATTTTATTAACTTCTAAAATTTCTTTATCAGGGTTGTCAATTCTATAAGAGTTTCTAATATATTCTTCAAGATCATTACCTCTTTGTGCAGCAGAACTTTTAAAATTATTTTCCTTTCTTCCGGTCTTTTCTTCCCAAAGCTGTAGAATATTTTTGAATTTATTTTTTCCTATTATTACTCCGGCATCACTTCCCCCTATTCCTTTTTTTCTTAAGTTTAGCCACTCTTGTTCATTGGAGTAGCTTATTTCTCTGTATTGCATTACTCCTCCTATTTCTTTAAACTCCATTTTTCTTTTTTAGCTATTTTAAGTGTTTCTAATACTTCAGATTCACTTATTTTACATCTGCTAGCAAGTATTTTAATTTCGTAAGGCAATAGGCAACTGTTCCTCAAGTAAGTTATTGAGAGACTTAAATCATGTAAAGTCTCAAGAAAAACATTTTGTAAATTTCCTGTCATTCCCACCACCTACTCCCAAGTTTCATCATCAAATGCCTTGCCAAGATACAGGCAAGTTGTGGATATAGTTAGTAAAACCAATGCGGTAAATATATTACCTGCTCCACATGACATAAATACTGATATTATTCCAATATTAGATAATGTTTTTCTCATTTTTATTTCCCTACCTCTCTTATTTTTTCTTGCAGAATTTCAAATGCTTTTTCAACATTTTCATCTACTTTATAATTAAAAACTATTTCTTCATCAGCATACCTTGCTGGTTTATTTACTCTTTTTCTATTGAAAATTCTTATCCAGAAACCATTTTCTGCAAATTCTATTGTCAAAGAGACTTGTTTATTCTGTTCTCTGACTTCTATAAATTTTTCAAATACTTCTTTTTCTTTATTCATAAATTCCTCCTAAGCTATTTTTTTCATTCTTATTTCATATTCGAACTCTTCTTCCCATTCTTCCTGTTCTTCATATAGTTCATCCCATTCAGGATCATATTTTGAGTATGTTATTTCTCCATATACTGTTTTTGATTGAGTGTGTATAAATTTAGCATTTTCAAATGCTTTTTTATGTTCTGAATACTCCGATGTATTTTCTTCTAGTCCATAATCTTCAGTTAGAATTGATTTTATTGTTTCGTCTGTATATCCCAATGTGTTTTCATCAATTCTCACAAATCTTTTAAATTCTTCTCCTGTTTCTTCTATATCAGATTTGATATAGTCGATTACATCCTCTTCAATTTCTGTCATAGTTCCTCCTATTTTGTAATGAACTTGCATTACTAAACGTTTAAAAAAATAACTTGTAATGTATTTACTTTACAAAAGTATTGTAACATTAAAACATTACATTGTCAAGAAAAAATTTTCATTTTTTAAAAAAATATTGTATAATAATATAAAAATGAGGTGATTTTATGAAGTTTGGAATAGTTTTGAAAAATGTTAGACAACAAAATGGAGATAGTTTGCGTGGATTAGCAGATAAAATTGATTTAGCTTTCACATTTATTGATAAAGTAGAAAAAGGATTAAATCCACCATCTGAAAATATGATAATACGCTTGTTAAAAGTTTACCCACTTCAAAAGAAAGTATTGTCAAAGGCATATGCTGAAGATGAATTACCTGAAGACGTGTTGAAAGAATTGAATTTTGGAGATGTTACTGAGGATTTTTTAGATAGTATATTAGGTTTAGTGAAAACTTTAGATACGGAAGAACAAAAAAATGTTTTAAATATAATTCTTGAAAGAATAGAATATATGAGTTTTAAAAGTGGACATTATGACAAGGTAAAAGAAATGATTGATGAAGCGAAAGGGAAAATAAATGAATTATGAAAATATTGCTTTAAAAATACTCAAATCTTTAAAAAATATTCTTTTCAAAAATAAAATAAATGATAAAAAAGTTGATATAAAAATAGATATTACAAATAATCAATTAGAAAATCCTGAAAAAATTGAAGTATCTGAAGAATTTATGGAAGATTTAAAAGTTATTTTTGCTGAACATTTGACGAAACGAGATAATAGCAACAGAGAATATGTTATTTCTAATATAAAATCTATTTATATTCAAAATCCTAAATCCTTATATAATAAATTAGTTGAAGAGAAGAAATTGATTGAAATGCTTCCTGAAGATAAATTATCAGTATTTACAATTAAAGAATTAAAAGAAAGATTTGATTTTAAAAAAAGACTGAAAAAAGATATTATCCAAGAAATACAAGATAACTATTCTATTAAAGAAATATCACAAAAGACAGCAGGACTTCGTTATAAATTATCTGAGGAATATACTTTAAAATACAATAATTTACTTGAAAAATATGAAAAAAATAGTAATGAATTCTATGAGATGGTTATCAAGAATATAATAAATTTTAATTTTTTAAGCATATTAAATAAAAAGTTAAAAAAACTTGCTACGAAAGAGGATTTGTATAATAATATTGAAAATAAAATTCCTGAAATTAGTATTTCTGAAACTTACTACATCGAAATGTTAGAAGAGTATAATAAAATAAATATGAAAAAATATTTGAATGAAACTGACGAGAGATTAAACAACTTTAGATATTTTTACTTTGCACAAATGATAAATCCACAGAATACGGAAAAATATTTTGAGTTTTTTTTAAATAACGAATTTGTAAAAATTGATTACAAAAAATATAATCAAAAATATTTTAATTTCAAAAGAAATATAGAAAAACAGATTTTTGAACAATTTATATATTTTTTAAATAATAAAATAAGCACTCAATTAAATTTAAAAGAGTATAAGAAAAATACACTATTGAAGTATAAAGAAAAAATTTGGAATGAAAGTTGTCCTGTTCATAAGGATAAAACGCCTTTAAAAGAAGAAATTAACAAAGAAATTTTTTGTAGATGTATTGTAACATACGAAGCTGAATATGATTTTTAAGATGTACTCATAATTAGAGTACATTTTTTATTATAAAAAATTTTCTTGACTTTGTAATGTTAATATATTACAATATATTTGAAAAAATTTTACAACATAAGTAATGATATTGCATTACTAAAGGAGGAATATATGACTGATACAAAAGTTGTTTATGAAATTTTAGATAAACACATTAGATTAAATTATAATTCCAGGGCTGAATTTGGTAGAGAAGTAGGAATGGTAAGACAAAATGTGAATGAATTTATGTGTATTTTAAAGAAATGCCGCCCTGGAAATAGTTTTAATAAAATCTCAAGAATACTTGAGAAAGCAGGTTACAGAATTGAAATAAAAAAAATTACTTAATTATTTTGATAATTTTTTTCAACAAATTAATAATTTCTTTTAATTTTTCATCATTTTTAGCCATATAGAATCACTCCTTTCATGTTAATTGTATGGCTAAATTTAATGAAATAAGACAAGGAGGTGCGAGATGGAAAAGGATAAGATAGAAGAAATACTCAAAGCACAAAGAGAATTTCACTATGGCAGAGGAAAAAACATAGAAAATATGACTTTATCTGAGATAAAAGACTATGTTGGAAAATTAGAAAATGCGAAAAGAGATTATCTGGAGTTACTACTAAAAATAAAGAACACCTTTTCAGGTGTTCAAAATTCAGATTAAATCAAATAAAAACTGGAAATAAATTTCATCGTTAATAAAATTGATTAAATCTTCATTGTTTTTTATATTTGAAAAATTTAGATTAATACTCTTATTGTTATTTAATTCAATTTTTAAATTAAAGTAAAGGGAACGAATGTCGGTTGGTATAAATATATGATGTTTTAAAGAACATTTTAAGATTTTGTATTCTTCGTCATAATTTTGTAAAAAAATTTGAAAATCATTAATTTTACTTATAATATTGTGAAAAAAAGGATTTTTTTTAATTTTTTCAATTTCATGTAAAGATGCAGGTGATTCTAAAAAATCAAGTTCAAATTCAACATTTGGAAAGAATACTTTGAATTTAGCTTGATCATAAAATTTATCAACTTTGAATTTAGAATTGAGGATAAAATTATTTTCAACATAATTAACAATAGAATAATCGAAATCAATATTTCTAAATAAGTCTTGTGACATAAAAACGCCTCCTTTCGTATGTGATATTGATGAAAACATTATGAGAGGGAAAAAGAGCCTTTTCAGGCTCTTGAAAATTAATTAGGTGTTGAACGTTTATGAGCAGGAACTTTTGTACCATCTTTTTTAGTATAGGAACCTACTGAAACAATCTTAACCTTATTTCCGGATTTTCCAGATGTAGCTTTTGCCATATTTTCCTCCTTTCTAAATAATTATATTTTTCAGAGGTTTTAATGGCAGTTAAAGTCTGATATATATAATTATTTAAAGTTTGTTTGTTAGCAATATACGCAGTAGATTGCTAACAATATTATAACACAACATTTTGTGTTTTTCAACAATAAAATATTACTAAATATAGGAGGAAAAAGAAAATGACTTTTCAGGAATTTTTAAAAAGGTGTAAAAAATACAAGGATTTTATACTAATTGAGGAATATGGAAATAAAGAAGAAATCGAAAGAGTGAGTAAGCAGCACGGAAAGAAAACTAACGGATATGTCTTATTGTATAACATAGAAACAGAGCATTTAAGTAAACATCAAATTTATGTTAGTAACAGAGGATATTCAATTTTATGGAGGAGAAGAAAGATTTTATTAGAGAGATTTGAGTAAATAAAAATCACTGTAAAGTGTAAGAGGTGAAATGTAAATGGAAAAACCGAATTTTTACGGGATATTACCCGCAAATATAAGATATGATAAAGAATTAAAACCAATGGAAAAAATACTATATTCGGAAATATCAGCTTTAACTAATGCAAAAGGTTATTGTTATGCCACGAATAGTTATTTTGCTGAATTGTATGCTGTACATAAAAATACAGTTGGAAATTGGATTAATCATTTAATAGAAAAAGGGTATTTAAAATCAAAGATGATTTATAAAGAAAACACCAAAGAAATCGTTGAAAGACGGCTTTATTTAATAGTCGACCCTATCAACGAAAAGATTGATACCCCTATCAATGAAAAAGTTGATACCTATCAACGAAAAGATTGTGACCCTATCAATGAAAAAGTTGAGGATAATAATACAAGATTAATATTAAATAATAATATTATATATTTATTTAAGAGCAGCGAGTTCAAAGAAAAATTTGACTACTTTGTTCAGCAAAGGAAACTCGAAAGGAAAAACGAAGGTAAAGACTTAGGAATTTTAGAAATAGATTTGTATCAAAAAAGATTATATGAATTGTCAAAAGGCAATGAAAAGGAAGCATTAAAAATATTGGAAAAAGCAATAATGAGGAACTGGAAAGATTTTTATATCGAGGAGGGAAAAAATGGGAATAACTTCAATGGCGGAAGTAATAAAAAAGAAACAAGAAAACCAAATTATAACATTGAAGCCGACTTCTAATGTGGAAACAGTCAATATCAGCGTATTTGAAAATCAGAAAAATAAAGGACTGATAAATTATTACAGAGATATTTCAACATTGCCTAAAAAAATTTCAGACTGTACATTTGAAAAATCGGTTGTTAAAAGCAAAAGAGAACTGGAAACAAAAACTAAGCTTGAAAAATATTGTACAAATTTTGAAAAAGCTCTAAAACATGGAATAGGATTATATTTCTATGGAAAAAGAGGAACTGGAAAAACATTCTACAGTCTGTGTATTTTCAATGAATTATCAAGTAAATACAAGGTTTATCGTACAAGCTTGATGGAAATAAATAATAAGATAAAAGGCTCTTTTCAGGATAAAAATACAACAGAACAGGGAATTATTAATGATTTGCTAAATGCTGATCTTGTAATTTTAGATGACTTAGGAAAGGAATATTTGAGCGAAAGTTGGGGAAAAGAGAAGCTTTTCTACATATTCAACAAGCTATATGAAGCAGAGAAGTGCTTAATAATATCAACAACTTTGGATATTCCACAGATGTCAGAATATCTAAGCATAAAAGGTAGTGATGATGTATTTGACAGAATGACTGAAAATTGCAGAAGCTTAAAATTTGACTGGGAAAGTAAAAGAAAAACAATCAAGGAAAAAATTAAAAAGGAGATATTTGAATGAAGATAATAACAGAAAAAGATGTTATAAAAGCTGAACTTGAAAATAAAGCAATGAATTTGAGAAGGGAAGAGCTGCAAAAAGAGGATAAAAAATTATTAAAACAGATAAATAAAAATATAAAACTTATTGAAAGCTACAAAAAGGTTAAAAAATGCAAAAAATCAAAATAATAGAACTTTTTTCAGGAGCAGGATAATGAGTAGGATAAGAGTTTATTTCATGGAAATAATAGATTTAAATGGTGGTAAACATCAAATAAAGTCAAATGATTATCAGAAAATATGGGATTTTGTAAAAAGACACAAAGGGTCAATAAAAAATATTCATTCTGGAAATAAATTAGTTTCGGAAAAGAAATTCGAGGAAATCAAAAAAGAAGAAAATTTTAAATAGGAGGAAATTTGGAATTAAAAGAGTTAACAGAAAAATTTAAAGAAATATTTGGAGAACTGGAAGATTTTAATTTAGACTTATTGACTGATTCTAATTGTTCTAAATATTTAGAGCTTATAAATAATGATTTAGAAACAGATTATCTACAAAAAATATGGCAGTTTTTCATGGCAGATAGAAAAAATAAAAAACAGGATTTCACACCAAAAAGTTTGGGGAAACTACTTTCAAAACTAACTGAATCAGAAAATGAAGAGTGGATTTATGACATGTGTTCTGGAAGTGGAGCTTTAACAATTCAAAAATGGTGCAGCAACAAAAATTTAAAATTCGTGTGTGAAGAACTTGATGAAAATCTAATTCCTTTTCTGCTTTTTAATTTAAAAATCAGGAACATCGAAGGTTATGTAATAAACGGAAATGTTTTAACTGGTGAAAGAAAAACAGTTTATAAACTAACAAAAGGAGAAAAATTTTCTGAAATAGAAATCTGTATGTTTTTTGAATATCCTGACTTCAGTTCAGGAATAAGCAATCCACCTTTCAATTTAAGAGGCGAATATAAAGGCGAAGTTTCGCTTAAAAACATGAACTATGTTTTTGTTTTGAAAATGCTTGAAAAAGTTAAAGGCAAAGTAGCTTTTATTTTGTCAACTGGAGTAACAAGTTCCAATGAAGAAAAAGAAGCTAGAAAGCATCTTAGAGAAAATAATCGTATAAGAGCTGTAATTGCTAATCCTAAAAGTATGTTTGAAAGTACATCTATTTTAACTACAGTATTATTTTTTGATGATTCAGAAGAAATAAGTTTCTTAAATTGCAAAGATTTTTTTACAGAAGACGAAAGAAAGCAAAAAGGAGAAAAGCATACAAAAAATAGAACTTATATAAAAACATTTAAAACTTATTCTGAAGATCAGATAGAAAAAATCTTATTATGCATAAACGAAAAAAGAGATATAGTGAATTTTTCTAAAACTGTAGGAAATAATGAAATTCAAGAAGAAAACTGGGAACCGTTACGATACGTTGAAACGAAAACAGAAGAAAAATATAACAGAAGCTATGAAGATATACTCACAGATTTACAGAGGGTGATGATTCAAAAAAATGAAAATATGCTCACGATAAATGAAACGTGGGCAAAAGAAATCGGATTTTTAGAAGTTTTTCAAAATGCTACTAAATCTGATGAAACAACTAGAGAAATAAATAAAACAATAAAAGAAATTCTAAAGTTAGAAATAGAACTTCCAACTCAAAAATATATTAGAACAACAAAATCTAAAGAATTGAAAATTGAGAATATGGATAAAGCAGAAATTACGTCACTTATGTTGATGACATTGAACACGTGGAGAACTATGATTCATTTTCTCAACAATGAAGAAAATAGATATTTAGCGGAATTGAAAGATAAAATGTTGCCTGATTTGATGAGTGGTAACTTAGTTTTAAAACAGGAGGAACTATAAATGGGAAAGAAAGGAATTAAGTTAATTAGAAACAGAGAATTCAAATTAAATGATAACAATAATATTAAAAGCCCAAAACATTATCAATTAGAAGGATTAAATGTTGGGAGCATAGAAGTAATAAAATCAGTGTTAGGAAAAGAGGGATTCAAGTCATTCTGCAAGGGGAACATCATGAAATATCTGATAAGAGCAGAAAAGAAAAATGGAACTGAAGACTACAGGAAAGCTAAGACATACTTAGACTGGTATTTAGAAGAATGCACGGAGGAGAAATCGGAGGAATAAACCAGTGGAGTGAAACATTAAATCAAATAGAGTTTGAAAAAATAAAAAGAAATAAATATTTTAAATAAAAATCAGGAGGAAGGAAACATGTTAGCAGATGTAGTAGTAAATTTTATGATTACAAAATGCAGAAAAACTTATAATTTAGAAAATGCTATCTTGAAAGAAAAGACAGTAGCTGAAAATAAAGTGAAATTTAAATTTGAGAGAAAGGGCGGTCTGAAGTTACAGGTTGAATTTGGAAGTGAAGATATAGCAGATATTATATACAATAATTTTTTAAATGAAGCTCAAACTGAAAATATAACTGTCAGTGAATTTAAAGCTAGACTAAATGACTATTTAGAACTGAATGATGTGGAATCGGAAGAGAGATTAAATTCTTTGGTATATGAAATAATAGCTGATGTAAATAGCGAGAAATTATTTAAATCAGGAAGAGAGGCATAGAATGATTTTTATAAGCGGTAATGTTCCAAGCTCAAAAAATAGTAAGCAATGGACAGGGAAAATGCTCATAAATTCAAAAACAGTGAGGAATTATATGAAAAATCATTGTGACGAATGGTGGAAGAACACAGAAAAATTCAAGGAAATGATAAAAGGGAAAGAAAAACCTTATCGAATTGGATTTTACTTTATCAGGGACAGTAAAAGAAAATTTGATTATATTAATGCAGCACAACTTCCACTAGATCTAATGCAAGATTATGACTGGATAGATGATGACGATGCCAATAATGTCATTCCTGTATTCCTAGGGTATGAAGTTGATAAGAAAAATCCGGGAGTGAGAATAAAAATTTTATAGGAGGATCAATATGAATGAACTGGTAAGGATAGAAAATAGGGGAGAAAAACAAGTTATAAGTGCGAGGGAACTGTATGAAAAATTGGAAATGGACAAATCGCATTGGAAAAGATGGGCAAACAATAATATTGAAGCTAGTGACTTTTTCCTTGAAAATATAGACTATGAGGGGTTCGCCATTGAGGCGAACGGTAATAAAATAAAGGATTACTGGATAACAATAGAAATGGCAAAGCATGTCTGTATGATGTCAAGAACGGCAAAAGCACATGAAATAAGGGAGTATTTCATAAAAATAGAACAGGCTTGGAATACTCCTGAAATGATCATGAAAAGAGCTTTGGAATTTGCTAATAAAAGAGCAGAAGAAGCAACACAGAGATTGCTGGCAAATGAACATAAGATAGAGTTCTATAATGATGTCACCGAAAGTAAGACTGCTACAGATATAGGAACAGTATCAAAGTTATTGAATTTCAAGGGAGTAGGAAGAAATATCCTGTTTGAAATTTTGAGAAAAGAAGGAATATTGCAATATAATAATATCCCTTACCAAAGATACATAGATAACGGATATTTTAGAGTTATTGAAAGCAAGTGGAATGATCATACTACTGGAGATGTGAAAGTTTCCTTTAAAACAGTAGTTTATCAGAAAGGAATAGAATATATTTCAAAATTATTAAAGGGGCTTGGATATACAAAACAGGAAATAGTCTAGAAATGGAGGTGTAGAAGTTGGAAGATATATTAAAAGGAACATTTGAAATAAATATGGATACAGGAGAAACAAAGTATTTTCTTACTTCTACGCAGACTGTAAAAGAGAAACATACTAAAAAGCTTGAGGATTTCATAGAAAATACAATTGCTACTGTAATAGTAGATAAAAGACTTACTACAGAGCAGAGGAAGAAAATTTGGTGCATACTTGATGACTTTGCATATTGTAATGGTGGAGACAAGGAGCAGTGGAGAGAACAGCTTCAGACTGAATTTTGTAGATTACATGATCTTGAATATTTCAGTATATCCGAAACAAAAAGAGACGGAGCAAGCAAAGATGTTGCAAGGGAATTCATTCAGTGGCTATGTGAGTTGGCTGTGAGAGAAAATGTAGGCTTCAGGGAGGAAACAGGCAATCCAGCAACATGGGTTCCTGAAATAGGAAGATTTGTAATAGCATGCCTAAGGGCGAGAAGATGTGCAGTATGCGGAAAAGTTCATGATTTTCACAATGGAGATATAGTTGATTTAGAACATTGGAACACAATCTCAAGTAGTGCCGGGACTTATGAAAATGATGATGGATTAAAAAATCCATTCATAACATTGTGCCGAGAACATCACATGATAAAGCATGCGATAGGAAAAGAGGAATTTCAGGAAAAATACATTGTAGGCGGTGTGTGGTTAAATCCTCAACTTGTATATGAATTGCTGGATATTTATCCAAATCACTTTGCATTGTTCCGGAAGAAATTAAAAAATGGAGAATATGATGACGTAATAGTGAAGGAGAAAATAAAATGACAACAAAAATAATTGTAACAATAATGATTTTAAGTATAGTTATTTGCCAAGTCGGTAAAGCTGAAAAAAGAAGATATTTAATGAGTGCTTACTTTGATTTGGTTATAATGTGTATATATCTAGTAACAACAATAGGAATTTATTTATTTTTAAAGTAATGATAGGAGGAATAAAAATGAAATTTCTAAAAATATATTTATTAGGTTTTATAATAGTTTTTTTGTTTTTAACAATAGTCACAATAATAGGAAAAATAAATGCATATAAAAGAACTAAGAGATGGAACAGTCATAAATTTGACTGGAAAAGCATTATATATTTTTCACTATATAGTTTCGGTTTTTTTGCTATATGGTTACATGACACTATTGGAGATAATTTTTATATATAAAAAATAACAGGACAATGGCAGTTGAATAATTAAGTTTGTTAGTATATAATTATACTATATATTAACATGTTTTCAGGAGGAAAAATGGTTGATTTTTCAGGAGTAGCAGTTGCAATGCAAAAATTAAATAAAAAATTTAAAAAAGCACAACAAAATTTGTGTAAGTCATTAGAAAAATTGAATAAAAATCAAGAAAAGACCAAATAAAACTGGTCTTTTTGTTTGTAAAAATAATGTAAATATGGTATAATAAGAGGGTGATAAAATGCTTACTAAAGAGCAGATAAGACAAATTGAAAATGACAAAAAACTATTTTTCTTTATTATTGAACTTTTGAAATTGAAATCAGAAGTTAGAGAAGTCGAAATGACAGCCGTTTTAAAAAATGGAAAGATGATAAAGAAAAAAAAGTTGTTAATTGAATAAAGGCAAGAACATAAAATTTGTGAGCCGACTTGTACATAGATTAGAAATAGTCTATTTATAGGTCGGCTTTTTTATTTAGCCTCCTTCTGATTTTTATATATATATGGGCTCATTGATTAACAAGGAGCGGTTGGGTTGGTGGGAAAAGCTTAAAGAAAGCGAGGAAATATGAAACTAGAAAAAGTCAACATAAATAATATAAGGATGTATGAAAATAATACAAAAGAACATCCTGAATGGCAAGTTGAAGAAATTATAAAATCAATCAGTGCATTTGGATATAAAGACCCAATAGCATTAGATGAAAATAATGTGATTATTGAAGGACATGGAAGATACTTAGCTTTAAAACAGCTAGATTATGAAGAAGTTGAAATATTGAGAATAAGCGATTTAACAGAAGAACAAAAAAAGGCATATGCGATAGCACATAACAAATTAACTATGAATACTGATTTTGATATAGAAAAATTGAGAATTGAATTAAGCAAATTGGAAGAATCGAATTTTGATTTATCTGTATTAGGATTTGAAAACATAGAACTTGAAGAAATAATGGAAGTAGATGCTGAAGAAGTTTTGGAAATTGAAGAGGAAGAAACGGAAAATGAAAGGACAAGGCATAAATTGATTTGCCCACATTGTGGTCACATAGCATTGAAGAGTGAATTCAAGGAGGTAATGGAAGATGGCAAAGATACATAATGATAAATATTACACTCCTGAAGCAGCTGTAAAAAAGGTTATAGAAGTTATTGAAAGAGATGTAAGACCTATAAAATATTTTTCAAGGATTATAGAACCAAGTGCAGGAGCAGGAGCTTTTTTAAATTATCTTCCAGAAAAAACTTTGGCATTCGATATTGAGCCACATGATCCGAGAATTAAAAAAGCGGACTATCTGATTCAAAATATACCTTATATGAAAAAAAGCTTAGTAATAGGCAATCCACCTTTCGGAGAAAATGGAACTTTGCATACCGAATTTATAAAAAAGAGTATGGAACATTCAGAGTACGTTGCATTTGTGTTACCGGGAGATATGTATAAAAGAGACAAGTTTGAGGATATAGAACTTTATAAGAGTTACATGCTCCCTGAACTAAAGTACAGTGGAGTTAAATTAAAATGTTGCTTCAATATATACAGAAAAAGGAAAAACAAGTTACACGATAAGAGAATAAAAAATGTGGAAATATTAACATTTTCAAAAAGCAAAAATACAACCAAAAAACAGGAAAAAGACTGGTTGGATATAAAATCTGATATTAGATTTATTGGTTACGGAACAATCAGAGTTTTAAAGGAAACAGATAAAAAAGTCCGGGCGAAAGAAATAAAAATAATATTACAGGAGAAAGTTAATATAAAGCCGATAATAGAAAAATTTTTAAAAGACAGGACTAAAGTATCAGTTTCAACTCCAAATATCAGCAAGAGAGAGATAATAGAATTGATATACGATAATTTCCCTCAACTGAGGGAGTGATTTTATGAGTAAGGAAGATATAAAGCTACTTATAAAAAACGAGTACGAGAACGGAACGAGCATGAGCGTGCTATCTAGGAAATATGGCATAAATCTTAGCAGCATAAAAAAGTGGAGTTCTCAGGGTAACTGGATTAAAAAAAAACATAACAAGGTAACCAAAAATAACCGAACTAAAAAAAGTAACCAAAGAGAACTGGTTACCCAAGAAAAAGATGCACAAATAAAAAGTGACATAATGAACAATGTCCCAAAAAAAGAAGTAATGGCTAAAAATGACATAAGCGAACGAACTTATTACAGGAAAAGGCAAAGCATAAGACAGGCTAGGATTGAAAAAACGGAACAGTATTTGGAGAGAATATCTGAGAGTGTTTACCCAGACTTAGAAACAATATTAGAGAATACTGAAAAGGCAAAAAGAAATCTGATTGTAAGGTCGATAAAGGAAATAGGGAGCGAAAAAACAGATGTAAAAAAAATACAGGAATACAACAAGGCTTTCAATTCTATCAATCAAATGGTAAACAACATAATAAGAACAGGGAAAATGCTAACTCCTTACGAGATATTGGAAATTGAACAACAGTTAGTCAATGAAGAACTGTTACAAGATAAACTGGATCTTGAGAAAAAGAAAATAGAAGGCGAACAGCTGAAAGATACAAAAGTAGAATTTAAATTTAAAGAAAAAGAGATAGAAGAACTGGAGGACAAAAAGAATGAGTAATGAAAAAGAGACTGAAGTAACAGTTGTAGAAGAAAAGAAAAGCAATAAAACAGAAAAACTTTTAAAAGAATTTGTGGAAAAGCATTTAGAAGGAACAAGATATGTGAGAGATTTTGAATTAACAATTTCGGATGAAACTAAGACTTTTGGAATAGCTACAAATAATATTCTATATGATTTTGACATTTCAAAAGAAGAATTTGAAGAAAAAGTTGACTTTTTACATAACACAAAAACACAAGATACATCAGGAGTTAAATATCAGTATAGAGTGATTAAGAAAAAAGGGGATAGTTTTATTGCAGCATTTAAATCAGACAGTTATGTGGCAGGAGCTGGAAAAGTAGGAAGAACAAGAGAGATTGTGGAGGTGTAGTTAAATGGGAAAAAATGGTAAAAAAGAAAATTTAGTTGAAACAAATGTTGAGAAAATCAACACAGAAGTTGAGAAGTCAGAAGAGCAATCCGAAGAAATCGGAACAGAAGTCGAAACAAATGTTGAGGAACAATCTGAAGAAATTAACACAGAAAATAAAATAACTAAAAAAGATTTAGAAGACAGAATAAAAAAAGGAGACTTCAGGATAGCACGTAACTTTGTTTTTAAAGACGGCTCAAAAGAATTAAGAGTATATTACAAGGATACAGACCGTAATTATTTACTTGAAAGTAATGAATTGATTGAGTATTTCAAAGAGAAATATCCACATCAGGAATTTTTTATTTTAGGAGAATAAATGGAAATTAAGTTGGATATAAATGAACATTTTAAGGGATTTATATCTGAAGAAAAATCAGACATATATTTGCTGATTGGAAGCTATGGAAGTGGTAAAAGTTACAATGTGGCTACGAGATTAATTATAGATAGTTTCAAGGGAAAAAGAAAAATACTAGGAATAAGGAAAGTTTATAGAGATATAAGAGACAGTGTGTTTACAGATTTAGTTGATGTTATAACTGAACTTGAGTTAGAGAATTATTTCAACATAAGAACTGGACGTTTGGAAATAGAAAACAAAATAACCGGAACTAAATTTATATTCAGAGGACTTGATGAAGTTGGAAGATTGAAATCCATAAAAGGGATTACTGACATATGGATAGAAGAAGCCAACCAGTGCAACAGAAATGATTTCAAGCAACTTAGATATAGATTGAGAACTCCGGGAGTAAAAATGCACATGTACCTGAGTACAAATCCAGCAGAGCCTGACAGTGCTTCAAACTGGACTTACTGGTTTCTGACAGAATATGCAGGAGTATCTGAAGAAACATTATATGAAAAAAGGGAATTTATAAAAAAGATAGAAGATACTGAAACCGGATATGTGCAAAGGATATATTTTAACCATTCAACTTACAAAGAAAACAAGTTTCTCCCAGCAAGTGCGGTTGCGGAATTAAATATGGAAAAGGATCCTTATTTGGTAGCAATAGCACAACAAGGGAGATTTGGTTATCATGGAGAGTTTGTTTATAACAACATTGAAAAAGAAAGCAATGAATATGTGGACGAACAGGTGGCAAGATTAGGAATTGAATGGCATGTTGCGGGAATGGACTTCGGATTTAAAGTTTCCTACACTGCAGTGGTTAGAGCTGCAATAGATTACGAAAATAATATTCTCTACATCTATAGCGAATTTTACAACAAAGGATTAACCAATCCACAAATAATACAGGAAGATTTTCTTTATGACATAGCTGAAGAGGGTATTGTAATATATGCGGATTATGCAGAGCCTAAGACTATTCAAGAATTCAAAGCGAATGGAATACTCATGGCAAAGGCAGATAAAATGGTAGGAAATCCATTGGGTAGGATTGGAAAAGTGCAATCATTCAACAGAATTGTGATAGCACAGCGGTGTGAGAACACATATAGAGAACTAAAAAACTTGAAATTTCAAAAGGACGAGAACGGAGTAATAATAGTGGGAGATAAGAAAAAAATGTTTAACTTCGACGCTCACACTAAAGATGCACTTGATTATGCTCTTTCACGATACAGACCAAGAGATTTAAAAACTAGATATAAAAGCAAGATATAAGGGGGTGAACATGTTTAAATTTTTCAGAAAAAAGGAACAAGGCACAACAATTAAAAGCTTTAATGACTTGTTGAATTATGCGAGAGCTTTTAATATTTCTCCTTATAATGTCAATGTACAAAGAATGCTGAAACAAATACCTGAAAATCCTTTTATAAGTTCAGCACTTGAAAGAATGCAACAAGGATTTTACTCAATAGACTGGAGTGTGTATGAGGAAAATACGGAAGGGAAAAACGAAAAGAAGGACAATATAGTTTATAGGAGCTTGATTAATCCTAATGCTTTGATGGATACAGATGACTTTTTATATTATTGTTATCTTTACTGGGCTATCTTTGGCGAATTCCTTGTTCAAAAAATAAAGCTCTATAACAAGTACGATTTATGGGTGTACAGCCCAGCTGAATATACAATAAATTATAACAATAACAATATACTTTTTGGGATACAGAGCATTGACTTATCAAACGGAAAGAAAATTTCAGGAAAAGAACTTGAAAATTTCTGTTATAAGAAAATGCCAAATCTTTATTCAAAAGGTAATGGAATAAATAGAGTGACTTCACTTGCATTGTTACATGACTACTATTGTTTGATAAGTCGGTGGAACAATAGCATTTTAAAGAACAGTGGTAAAAGACAGTTTTTAATATTGTTAGACCAGTTAGGGACTGGAGAAACAATAGAAAAAATACAGGACAGAATAAGCGAGAACAGTGGAGCGGATGGAATAGGGAAACCAATCATTTTAAGTGGATTTGACGAGAAATCAAAAATACATAATCTTGACTTTACTCCAAGAGATTTTGATTTTATGGAAGCAACAGCAGAAATAAGGAATATTACTTCAAATGTCTTGAATGTTCCTGATTTGCTTATTGGTGGAAAAGATAATGCTAAATACAACAACATGCAGGAGGCAAAGAAAGCACTCTACACTGAGAACATTATTCCCGCAGCTGAACAAATAAAGTCGTGTATAAACAGATTATTTCAAAAAGATTTCGGGCATAATGAACTGATTGACTTTGACACTTCAAAAATAGAAGTATTGAAAGACAATAAGATTGAACTGATAAATACATTGAATGCTTCAGAATTTCATACTGTAAACGAAAAAAGAAAAATGCTTAATTTAGACAGTATAAACGGAGCGGACGAAATATTGATAAAAGGAATGCCAAGTACTTTAACGGATGTATTGAATGGCGAAGTAGAGCCAATTGATAACAATCCAAGTGAGGACGATATTTAATGACAAAAAAAGAAAAGAAACAAATGGAGAAACAAGCCGAAGCATTAAAAAAAGCAAGAGGAAAAGCAACGAAAGTTGTAAAAAAAAAATTAGACTCAAACTTTAATGATTTATCAAACAGTGTTGATGTAATAAATGAAGAAATAATAATTGATTTTTCAACTTTCAGAAATAACTTAAATAAAACATTGTTGCTTACTCATAGAGTTTCAACTAAGGCTGTAATAGATGTAGTAGATGAAATGTATGAAGTGAGGGAAAAGGTAAATTATTTTAAAGATATAGAAGATAAAAGGCTAAATGATTTTAACGCTAAAAAAGCCGCAGAAAAAGTACAAAAAATTGATGAAGTTACAAAAAATAAAATAAATAAAATCATTTCTGAAAGACAGGCAAGTGGAACAAATGCGAAACAAATAGCCAAGGAGGTCAGGGAAAATGTAAAAGAAATGACAAAGAGTAGGACTTTAACAATCGCAAGAACAGAAACGGCTAAGGCAAGTGGTTATTCAATGCACGAACTTGCTAAAGAAACGCTTGTAAACACTAAAGTATGGATGCATGCTGGTGGTGGTGCAACGGACAGAAAATCACATTTAGATATGAATGGCGAAGAAAGAAAAATAGATGAAGCATTTTCAAACGGTCTGATGTATGCACATGATCCTGATGCGGAAGCTGGAGATGTAATAAACTGTTATTGCGTTACAACGTATAAATTTAAAGTATAGGAGAAAATAATGCCAAAAGGAATATTTCAAAAAGACATAGGAACAATCATAGAAAAGTCTGACATGGAAAAAGGAATTATTGAGGGAATACTTACAAAAGGTAAAGTTTTAGATAGTTATGGAGACTTTTTTTCGGAAGAGTCAATTAATAATTTCAAAACTAAAGATAATTCCAGAACAGCCTTTTTATTGCATCAACATAAAAAAGACAGTGAATTGGGAGTGATGGAGTTATGGGCTGAAAACGGAGATTTGAAATTTAAAGCCAAGTTGGACTTAGAAAAAGACGATAATGGAAATTATCTGAATAAAGAAGCCGCTAAAATATATTCGCTCATGAAATTAGGAGCGAAATATGACATGTCGGTGGGTGGTAGAATTCTGAAAGGCGAAACTGGGTATGTTGAAACTGAAAAAGGTCAAGTTAGAGCTTTTCTTATAAAGGAATTTGAAGTTTGGGAAGGCTCAATGGTTATCAAAGGAGCTGTTCCGGGAAGTAATGTAACAACATTTAAAAATTTAGGAGGTAATGAAAATATGAATAGAGAAGAAATTTTAAAATTATTTGGAGAATATGAGGAAAGTGTAAAGAAACAAATTACATCAATTGAAGAAGCTTTAAAAAAGGAAGATTTAAGCGAAGAAGTGAAAAAGCAACTGGAAGGTGTTAAAGGTGATTTTGAAAAATCATTGAAAGACTACAAAGAAGGCTTTGAAAAATCAATTGAGGATAAATTAAATGAATTCGCAAAAGAATATGCTGGAATTCAGGAAACAAAAAAAGAACTAACTGAAGCTGATCTTGAGAAATCAATATGGGAATTCATGAAAGAAACAAACAGTGATAAAGGATATACAATAAAATCTTTTTCTCAGTTCTTAGAAAAAAGAGAAGAAATGGCAAAATCTACAGGAACAACTAATGTTCCACAGGCAATATTGCCATTGTTAAGTAGAACAATTTTAAGAAGAGCTCAGGACACTAAAAATATATGGGCTTATGTTTCAAAATTTTCTATGACTGAAATGTCTACAAAAATACCAAGAGAGCTGTTGGGAACAACAGAAGTTAAATTTATAGGAGAAACAGCAACAAGAGCCGAAACTGCTATAAGCTTACTTGACCAAGTAGAATTAGAGCTACATCAAATATATGCTTTACCGATATTCACTAACAAAATGTTAGCAGGAGATGTTGTAGGATTTGTAGCATTAGTTCTTGAAAGAGTTGCTGAAAACTTTGTTAAAAAGATTTCTGAGAAAATACTGTTTGGAAGTGGAACTGCAGAACCTTACGGAATATTAACAAATGCACAAGTTACAGCTAATGCTTTGACATTTGCTGCAGCTGGTAAAGTGGATTATGACACAATAATAGATGCAAAATATGACTTAAAAGAAGATTATGTTTCAAAAGCTGTAATAATCATGAACAGAAAAACAGCAAAGGAATTCTTTAAATTAAAAGATAACAATGGAAATCCAATATTTGAAGAAGCTTACAAAAATGGAAAACAGGACTCTCTGTCAGCTCTGCCAGTTGTTTATGACGACACATTGCCAGCATTCAAAAGTGCAAATGTAGGAGATGTAGTCGTGTTAGTAGCAGATATGTCAAGATACTTAGGAGTAACTCATACTGATTACAATATAAGAATTAAAGATGACATTACACAAAAAGGATTTACCGGATATTACTTTGAAACAATGGTAGGTGGAAATGTGTTATTGCCTGAGGCATTTGTTCCTGTTAAAAAGAAATAGGTGGTTGCATGAAAGCAATAATAACTGTCGAACAATATGAAAGGCTTACTAATCAGAAGCTGGAAGAAAGTAAAAAAGAATTTGCAAAAGTTCTTATAAATGTTGTTTCAGATATGATTGAAAGTCACATAGGATACGACTTAGAAAAGCAAGATAGAACTGAAATAATACAGAAAAACATTAAAATTAATAGGTTTTGGGTTAAATACCCGCCTATTAATTCTGTTATTTCTGTTTTAATAAATGAGAAAGATGTGGAAACAGAGGACTATATCAGTACAACTAAAAAAATAGAATTAACGGATTATTTCTGTTCAGGGTGCAATAACTGTACTTTTACTAAAGAAGACAAGATAGTCCTTAAATACAATTCCGGATTTACATTCGGAGATAACGGAGATGTTCCGTATGATTTGCAATATTACGTGGCAATGATGATTAGAGATTTAATGTTATTGCAAGAAGATCCTGACATGCAGAAATACAGTAATTACAAAATCAATGATATTGCATACACATACAAGGACAATCGTATTTTTAACACATTTATCATACCGATACTGAAAGGACTACTAATGTAATGGGAATATCAATTGAATTTAAGCTTGACGAATATAACAAGGCGAAAGAAGTCTTTAAATATTTGACAAGTCATAAGTTGAAAATAGGATTTACAGGAAGTGAAAGCGGAGCGAAGGGAACTAAAGTTTCTGAATATGCTTTCTATGTAGAATTTGGAAGAGGAAAAGGTAATGTTCCAAGACCTTTTTTTTCAAATGCTACTAAGGATATAGAAAACTATTTAGACACAACATTGAAATCACTTGTAATGGAAGCAATTAAAAGTGGTGCAAGTGGAGAAATGGTGCTAAATACAATAGGTGTTGAAACGGTTAGATTAATTCAGGAGAGCATTTTAAAAGGTGGTTTTGCTGCAAATAAGGAAAGCACTTTGAAAAGAAAAAAAGGAACTAAACCGCTTATTGACACAGGAACAATGCTTAATTCAGTAAGATTTGAAATAGAGTAGGTGATTTATGGATAATGTGAAAATTCCTGAAAGATTTTTTAAGGAATTAAAAATAAAAAACAGCGTTCCTCGTTGGGAAGACGGTGAAAGAATAGTAGAAGGAAAAGACGTTACTTTCAAGGGAGCATTATTTGACTTAAGTCATTCAGATTACATTAAATTTCAGTCACAGGATACAACTTTGGGTTTTGAAGATAGAAAATTATATGTGAAAGAAAATGTTGAAATAGACTTGAAAACGGAAGTCATAGACCATTTAGGGAACAAATTCAGGGTTGTAGGAAAAGAAGACTACAGGCAGAATGGACATGCCAACTTGATAATCTGCTATTTAGAGAGGTTAAAAGATGGAATTGATAGAGAAGTTTAGAAAACTGTTAAATAGTTTCAGTAACAAAAAATGGCAAATTATAGCAGGAGAAATGCTTGCAGAAACTCCAAATTATCCATTTGTTGAAATGTTTGTTATTAATTTAACTCCTGATTTTCACAATCAGAGTGTTGAAGTTTTGAAAAAAGAAAATGGAGTATTAACAGAACAGAATATAAAGACTTACAACTCAACATTGCAATTTAATTGTAGGCATAAAACCATGATGGAAGCTGTAGAACTGGCAAACAACTTATTCAGAATTATCAATTTTGAAAAAAGGAACATGATTAATAATAATGGCTTTGGAATAAAACGGATGTCTTTTATTAGAAATTTGAATTTTATTGAAGCTGGAAAATGGAGTTATTGTTATTCCTTCGATGTTGAAATTTCATTTGATGTCATAGAAGAAAGAGAAGTTGAAACTATTGAAACAGTAAAAACTAAAATAAATAATAAACAGGAGGTCACAATAAATGAGTAATATATTAAGTCAAAACATCAATGATGTTAAGCTTACAATAATTAGGGAATATATAGGCAACTATAATGTAGATTTAGGTGTGCATAGATTAGTTACTGTAGAAAAAAATATTCCTCTTACAAAATTAGAGCCTAATACGGCACTGGAATATATGACAACTCCAACCGCAAAAGGGGGCTTAGGATTGTCAAGTACGGATAATATTTATAAAATGGTCGAATTATTTCTTTCACAGACAATAGAAAGTGGAGGAACAACTATAAAAGGAGACCATTTTTGGATACAAGGAATACAATTTAATCCAAGTTCAGATGACTTGACTGTGGCATTTACCGACAAGCTGGAAAATACAAAAGAGGATGCCGACAATTATTTCTGGATATTTGATTTGCAACATGCAAAATTCAATGAATGGCTAAGTTTGTTCCTGAATAGAAATTACAATTTTGCATTAATTGAAAAGAAAGAAAATACAGTGGGAGATTTAGAAAAATCAGACAGAATATTTGCAATAGCAAATCCTAAAGTGGATGTCAGAACAGATAAATCAAATACTCTTGAATTCTTAAATCCTAAAGGTGGAGTTGCTGCTGCATTAGGTGGAGGAATTTTCACAAGATTAGCAACTGCAGGATTTGGAATGAGAGTAAAGCATAAAACATTGCAAGGAATAAGAACTTATAATACAGCTTTATTTGAACATAATGTGCCACTTACAAATGTGGAACTGAACACTTACAAAAGCAAAAATGTTGCTACTTATGAGAATGCTTGGGGTGCTGGAATGGTGTCCTTGTCCAAAACAATTGGTGGAGATATCTATGCAGATGAAAGAATAGGGTTGGATTACATTATATTTGTAATAACAGGCTCAATTCATAAGCTTTTCAATCAACAGATAGGAGTTCCTTATGATGATGGAGGAATTAATGTTATTGAAAATAAGTTAAATGATTGCATGGTGCAAGTAGGAGACGAAGGCTGGCTTGCAAGAAGAAGTTCAAAGGCAAGAGATTATTCATTTAAAATAACTGTTCCTGAAAGAGCTTCAATTCCGAATCAAAAAATAGTGGACAGAATTTTGGATGATACAAAAGTAGACTTCACTCTTGCAGGACAAATTGAAAATTTAAATGCAACTTTGAACTGGAAAACAACATTAGTCTAAAAAATCGTTTTTAAGCGTTTTTAAGTAATCAGACAAGGAAAATATCAAAGAAATAAAATAAATCAAATGTACCCCTTAAATTTTTAATATTTAGGGGGTAAGAAAGGGAATTAATAATGAAAGATGTAAAAAAAGTTAGTCTTGTTTTGACAAGTCCGACTGGAAGAACTAGAAATATAATAGGTGTGTCCGTAAATCCTTCACAGGTCAACCAAAATTTCACACTTTCAGATCCTGACATGAACGGAGAACATGTCACAATAATGAACGGGTCAACGGCTACTACTTATGAAGTGGTTGTTAGACAGAATAGTGGGAATTTTACATTTTTAAATAATTTTGTACAGGATTGCATGGATGAAGGTGGAACAGGAACAGGACTTTTTAAAAATACTTCTGTCAAAGGGAAGCCCGAAACACATGTTCTAGTTGGAGTTACAATCCAAAAAAAGGAAAGTGGACAACATGATAATTCAAATGTGGATGCGACATTTACAGTACAGGCAGAATCAGTAAGAAGAGATAATTTATAGGAGGAATAGGAAATGCCAAAATTAAGATTAAAAAATATATATGCTAAAGATGAAACAGGGAAAGGCTATAAAATTTATGAAGAGCTGGAAATAGAATATCAGGATAATGGAGACGACGAAAAACTCGCTAAAATTGTGAATAGTCATATAGAAGGTAATGCGGACCGGCTGGACACATACGATGCCTTGGCAGAAGATATGATAATCTCTCCCGAAGGAGCTAGAAGTCATAAGTTTTTTGGAAAAAATGCAGCTGCAGCAGTAGGAGTTATACTTCCTTTTTTGCTGAAATATGGCAACGAAGATATGATAGATGCCAACAAAAAGCTACAGATAGAAGAAGTAGATGGAGAATAATTTTTGAAAATAAAATGGGAAGTATCAACGAAATTTTAAATATGGACAATGATACTTTCCTTGAAATGAAAATTGCAAGAAATGAGTGGATAGAGGAGGTTAATAAGCAAAATGGCAAATGAAATGGTAATTGATATGAAATTTAAAGGCGATAAGAGTGCTATTGATAGTGTCGACAAAGCTATTGATGAATTAGCCTCCTCAGCTAAAAAAGCTTCGAAAGAAGTAGACGGTCTTGAAAAAGAAGTTAAAGATACAGGAAAGACAAAGCCTGAACTTGAAAAAGTAAAGCAAGGATTGGGTGGAGTAGGAAAAGGAGCTGAAAATGCTAAAAGTGGTGTCGACAAATTAGCTGGTGGATTTAAAAGCTTATTGTCGGCAATGCTACCAGTTTTAAGTGTTGCAGCGGTGGTTGGATTTACAAAAAAGTCATTGGAAGCATTCGGAGATTTTGAAAAAGGTATGAATGCTATTTTTACTTTATTACCAAAAAAATCGGCAGAAGCTGAAAAAGAAATGGGAAAAAGAGTAAGAGGAATGGCTAAAACTTATGGAATAGAAATGAAAGATACAACAGACGCAATTTACAATGCCTTATCTGCAGGAGTAGATGAAAAAGATGTTTTTAAATTTGTCGAAACAGGGATAAAAGCAAGTAAGGCTGGAATGGCAAGTTTGAGTGATTCAACAGCTACATTAAATACAATAATGAACAACTACAGAAATGATAGCTTAGATGTAAATAATGTATCTGACTTATTATTTGCAACGATAAAAAAAGGGGTTACTTCGTTCCCGGAACTTGCAAGTTCAATCGGAGATGTTTTGCCGTCAACTTCTGCAGCGAATGTTTCATTTCAACAGACCGCAGCGACAATGGCAACATTGACAGCAACAATGGGAAAAGGGTCAACAGCTAAAGCTGGAACATCAATGAGAGCAATGTTTGAGGAGTTGAATAACTCAGGAAGTAAAACATACAAGATGTTCAAACAGTTGAATGGTGGTGTTGACTTTAAAACTTTTATGAAAAATGGTGGAACTGTATCACAGGCACTGGGAATGATTGAGAAAAAAGCACAATCAACAGGAAAAACAGTAGCTGACATGTTTACTTCAGTCGAATCTAAAAAAGCTGTTAATATTCTTACATCTAATAAAAAAGTTTTTGAAGAAAATTTAGAAGAATTTAAGAATGTAGCAGGAGCAACTGATGAAGCATATGCAATAATGAACAGAGGTTGGGGTGCTACAATGAACAGATTAAAAGCTGGAATGACTGACGCAATGATAGGACTTGGAGATGCTATAGCTCCACTAGTAGGTCTTATAGGTCAGGGATTAACAGAAGCTTTAAATTTAGTTACTCCAGCATTTGATTTGCTAGGTCAAGGAGTAGATGCAGTAGTAAAACCTTTGAAAACTGTAGGTGAAGCATTATCATTTGTATTAAATCCTAGTGCATATGATGATCCGGAAAGTGCAATTAAACCTATAGCGAAGTTGTCAACAGAAGCACAGGAATTAGTAGAACCATTAAAGAAAGCAAAAAAAGCATTTGATGAACTGATAAATGGAGTTTTGGAAGCAATTTCTCCAGCTGTAGAAAGAGTACAGGAGTTTTTTAATTCTTTTACGGGAGGAATGGATACGGGGAATATGTTAGTAGGACTAGTGGAAGGTATAACATGGGGTGTTGAGACTATAACACCTTTACTGGAAGGACTAGGAGCATATTGGAATATGCAGTTCAACGTAATGATGAACATTGTTCAAATATTAGGAAGCTTTTTCAAGGGAGTAATGGAAGGAATGGGAATAGACACTCAAACAGTGCAACAGTTTATTTCAGATTTAAGTGTAATAGGAGGTGCCGCATTCAAAGGACTTTCTTCGGCAATAAATGCTGCATGGGGTGTTATTCAACCAGTGCTTAATTTCTTAGCCGAAGCACTAGGAAAATTAATAGGATTATTGGCAAAAGTAACATTTAAGCCGTTGCAAAAAGGAGCGAGCTTCTTATCAGGACTTCTAGGTGGAGGAAATAAGCCAAAAAGGGCATTAGGAGATAATAATTTCACGGGTGGAGCAACTACTATTTCAGAGCAAGGTAGAGAGATGTTTGCAACTCCTAGTGGACTTGTAGGGTTGTCTCCTAATTCAAGAAGTGAAATGTTTCTTCCAAAAGGGACACAAATTTTCTCTAATCAAAAGACTGAGAAAATTATAAATATGGCAAAAAATATTTTTAATAATCAAATGCCAGTACCTCAAGGTTATGGAAATTCTTATGAAATTAGTATTCCAATAAGTATTCAGCAAGTGGCACAAGATAAAATAGAAAAAATAAAAGCTTTAAGACCTATTATCACATCGCTTATTGAAAATATCTTGAGCGACAGGGAAAGCGATGCCGCTTACAAGTGGGGTGATATTTAGCAATGTTGGATTTTAATCAATTAAATAATCAAGTAAGTAATTACAGGGAGCAGTACAAAGGATATAAAAAAAATGTTGTAACTAACCTGAATACTTATAAAAAAAAGTACCTTGAAAAGTACAGAGAAGGGGTCTACATAAACAATATAAGACTTGACTGGTGCCAGATATCAGAAACACAAAAAGGCGATATGAAAGACAGTCCTTTAGATCCTTCAGATATTCCAAATCAAATTTCTACAAATTTAAGAATCGGAGATAAAGAACTCCGTATTGAAGCAAGATTTAATCTTGATAATTTGAAAAAGAAGGAACTTTTCGAGGAAATAAAACAGTTATTTTTGAAAAAACAAAAAATAAACATAACAACAAGCAATGAAATAATTGAAAATCTAGTGATTTTAAGTATTTCAAAGGAAATGGATAAGAATAACTATTCCTTTTCCTTGAGTGTTAGACAATTTCAAACGGCAAAAATAATGAGTACAGGCGAAGTTAAAACAGGAGAACAGACACAAGTGAATGGAACAACAACTGTAGGAACACAGGGAACTACTCCAAGTAAAATTTCAGGGGGGTATCTAAAATGAGAATAAATTTAGACAAAAGCTTAATTCCTCTGAAATTCACTTTAAGAGTACTGGACGAGAACTTCAAGCTACACTTTAAGGAACACAAAATGCTCGTTAATGATGACGAGCTAAATCCAGTATTTAAAAGTAGATTATATCTTGATATTTACAATGAAGACGATATTCTTATTCTAAAAAATGAAAAAATGGTTTTTGGCGTTCCTGTAGGCTTATATTTAAGCCGGGATAAAAATAATAATGTTAATCCTGAATTTCCTAATGCTTATATTTTCCCATTTTCCGAAGATGGAATTGAGCGTGAAGTTAATTTTGATAACTTGAACGATACTGTATTTATTGAATTTATAGAAAGAGAGTAACTTTATGACAGATAATAGATTTGTAATTGGAGAGTTATTTAATGAAAGTGCTTTGATTACTATAAGAACAGCTAACAAGGATATAGAAGTTCCTTATCAATATTGGGATCCTAACGACATTGAACAGGACAGAGAAATAAGAGGATATGATATTTCTGTTAGTTATAAAGACAGTGAGAATAATGACTTAAGTAGCGGAGAAATAACTATTTTTAACTTAGCACAATCAGATATAGATTTGATAAGAGAAAAAGACACTATAAATGTAAAAATGGGATATGGAAAAGATATAGGAGAAGTATTTACTGGAACAATAACCGAAGTTGTACAGCTTGAATATGAATTAAAAATAAAATTTTTGGAAGCAACAAAAAGTTTTAACAATCGTGTGAGCATTGGACTGGAGCCGACTAAAGCCAGCAAAGTTATCAAGGAGATTGCGGACAGTATAGGATATGTTGTTAAAAAATGTGAACTAAAAATAGATAAAGAATATAAAGGGGGCTTTTATTTAAGCCCTTATGATGTGCCTTTAAGAAAAATTATTCAGATTGTTAATGACTGTGACAGCAAAATCAATTTGAAGTATGACGAAATATATATATATTCACAGGAAAACGACGATACTGAAAAAATAATTTTAAATAAAACTTCAGGACTACTGGGAGAGCCAAAAAAATATGTCAAACCTGAAAAAATATCTGCCAAGAACAGAGGAAAAGCGACCGAGGAAACAAAAAAAGAAGACAAGAAAAAAAGAAAAACAAAGAAAAAGAAAGCTGAAAAAACAAAAAGTCCTGAAAATCGTAAAGTTGAATATGATTATAGCCTAAACTGTCTGTTAATACATTATTTAAAAAAAACAGATAATGTAATAATAGAAAGCAAAACATTTAATGGAAAAGCAAAGATAGTAGCATTATCAATAAAAGATTTTGTTATGGAAATTAAAGTAAAAGTACTAAATGAGGTGAAGAAAAATGGAAGTAATACCAACAACAACACTCGGAAGAATAACAAGAAGCTACGGTGATGGTTTTTATGCAATACAACCTTTAGGAACAATAAAAGGTGTAGAATGGCAACCTATCCCACGTGTTCCTATGTGCCAGTTGGGAAATAAAAGTGTAAATCAAATATTTCCATTTAGAGTTGGAGACATCGTTCCTATTGCCTTTTTGAGTTTTTCACAGTCTAATTTTTTAGAGGGAAATGATGAAGGAGATTTGGACAGCGATTTGACAAATAGCTTTGCTGACTGCATAGCATTCCCTTTCGTTGTTCCAACTTCCTCAAATGTTTTAAATGCTGAAACTATTACAATAAATGGAAATGTTGAACAGAGTGGAACAATAACAAATGATGAAACAACAAGTAATGGGATAGCTTTAACAACTCATGTTCATGGTGGAATTACAAAAGGATCTGACAAAACAGAAAAGGCGGAATAAGTATGGATTTGAAATTAGGAAATATAAATCATGGAGAGTTGGAAATTAAAAATAATGATTTGATGTTAGTTGAAGACAGGAATTCTGAAATATTGCAAATGATAGCCGTAATGTTGCAAATCAGAGCCGGAGAACTTGAATTTGACACAAATTATGGACTTGATTGGGCATACTGGGAAACAGGAAATAAAACATTGGTAGAGGAAAATATAAGAAATAAAATACTCTATTATTTTAGGGAAGTTAATAAAATAAATGCTGTTACTTCTAAATTTTTAACAGGAGACAGAAGAAAATTACAAGTATTTATTTCTTTGGAAATTAATAATCAGACATATGAAAAGAGTTTGGAGGTGTAATATGGCAAGAATAGAAATTCCTGAACTGACTGACATAATAGGAACAATGGGAGACAGTATAAAATCAGCACAATCAAATTTTGGAATTGATAAAAGGTCAGTTTGGTATTTAATGATTGGTTATCCAGTCGGAAGATTGGCACAACAGAAACTTTACAGGATACAATACTTAGCTGATAAAGCAAACATATATAAATGTGAAAACGAAGAACTGGACGATATTCTGAATGGGAATTTTAACTTTCCGAGAAAGCAACCTAGTTTTTCAAGAACATTTGTAACATTCAATGCAGTAAATGGAACAACTGTTGGAATAGGAGAACTGGGAGTAAAAACATCAACTGGAGTTGAATTTTTTAACATAAACATGGCAACAGCAACAAACAACACAATTTCTTTAGAGTTTCAATGTGAAAATGTCGGAAGCGTTGGAAATGTAGGAACTAATGAAATAACTAAATTTATTACAACAGTACAGGGAATATTATCAATACAGGCAAGTACAGAAGGGCAAGGGGGTCAGGATAAGGAAACTGATATAGAATATCGTGACAGATGGTTTAATTCTCGTTTCAGAAGTTATTGGAATATAGATGGTATAAAATCTGCATTAATGAATTTGGACGGAGTTAAAAGTGTCTATGTAAATGAAAATCACGAGCCGACAACTGTTAATGGAATAGAACAAAAAAGTGTAATCATAGTTATTGATGGTGGAATTAATACACAAATAGCACAAACTATATTTGAGAAGAAGGATCAGGCAATAAAAAGTGTAGGAGATATAGTTTCATATGCTACAGATATTTCAGGAATTAAAAGAGAAATAAGATTTTACAGACCTTTGGAAGTAAAAATTGAAGCAAATTATACGTCAATTCCTTCAAATTATGCTGTAGAAAATAAAAATAAAATAGATGCAATAATAGATAACTACATCAGGTCAAAAGGTGTAAACGGATTCATTTCAGCTTATGAATGCTTTGTTGAAAAAATAAGACCTGCTATTTCTGAAACAGACTTAAAACATCTAGATTTGTCATTTAAAATTCACGGCACAGGAACATCTTTCACAACAAGTCTACAGCTTGGAGTGAAAGAAAAAGGAGCACTCTATGTACGATAATTATAAATATTTAAATAGTAAAATACCTTATATTTTGAAAGCAACAGAAACAAATCAAGCTTTCATAAAATCAATTGCTGAAGCATTTGACTTGATTGACAAATATATAGATATGCTTGAAAATTACTGGCTCATTGACAAAGCAAAAGGAGAGTTCCTTGATGATTTAGGAGAACTTGTCGAAGAAAATAGAAAAAATGATGTAGACGAAAATTATAGAAAAAGAATTAAGTTGAAATTTCAAGCATTGGATATAGTTCCGACACTTGATAATATTCTAAATTTAATCAAGAATTTCACTGGGCTATTTCCTGAAATCCGAGAAGGCTGGAAAGTAGATGGAGAGCCGGGAAGATACGATATAGATTTTATAGCTGAAAAAGATTATAATTTTTCGCTTATTGATTCAATAGATTTAGAGAGCATTGTTGGTGGTGGAATAAAAATAAATACAAGGAAATGTTTGGAAAATTATACGGAATCATATTATTCAGGAGACATTTTTGCTAGTGATAATTTATTTCCTATGTATGCAGTTCGAAAAGCGGATTGTGATTTTAGCTTTAATGATGTTCCGTATTCAAAAGAAATAAATTCTGGAGATAAATTATTTTTATCAAATGATCTGATAAATTTTGAAAGGAGATAAGAAATGCCAAAAAAATTTACGAATGTAATAGATAGAGGAAGAGTTACAGCAAATAAATATAATCTTACAAATAATGGAGACGGAACGGCAATAATTACAGATATAGAAAGCAATATTAATGTTCCGGGAACTCCACTCAATAAAGAATTATTTAATCCAATGCAAGAAGGATTAATATTTACAGTAGAAACAGTTCACACAATAGAAAATAGTACAGATGTTTATGAATTAGAAATAGATGGACTACAAGGTACAAATAATTTAAATGGAATGCCTTTATTTAAAGGATTGTCATTTAATATAAAAATATCCGAAACAAATACAACAAATGTTGTAAAAATAAAAATATCAGGGAACAAATATGATCTTGCGAAAGAAAGTGGCGATACAGTTGTTAATTTAACAGTTGGAGAATTGAAAAGAAATAGATATTACAAAGTAATATTTGATAGTGTCAGATTTACAATCCCAGTCGAAATAATAGAATACAATCCTATGTTTGGTGCAAATTTTGGGGGATTATTAGGAACTCCGGGAACGAAAAAAGTTGGAGTTGCATATTACGATGTGGCAAATAATCAGACAGTTGTTCCAACAGTAGAGAATTCATTGACTTATTTTGAAAGTTCAAAGTTCATTCCAATTTCAGATTATCAAACTGCGAAGAAATTGGAAAATTTATCCAGTTTTAAAAGCGAAACTGTAAGACTGGATAGTACAAATGGCATCAAAAATCAAGCTTTTAATTTAACAATAGTGGGCAATTTGAGAATCATTGACTTTGGAAATTTAGCTGTAAAAAACGAGTACGAAACAAAATTTATTCTGCCAGACTGGTTTTGTAAAAATATAAAAACCATCAACGGATCATGTGCAAACGGTACAGGCGGAGCAACTGGGGAAGTTGCTGAAATATATTTAGAATCTACAACTAAAAGTTTAAGATTTTTTCCAGTCCAGCGTCCGGGTTTTAATGGAAATTTGCAACTTTCAGGGCAAATTATTGCTTTTGCTACAGATTAACTAATTAAAAAAGAAGCATTAACATAGATAGTTCCCTGTAAATTTATAGACGACTCCCACGTTATTTGACCGTTACTCCTGATTTTAATAGTCCCTGAGTTGTTGCTATTCCAAAAAGTGACTGGAGCAGAAATATCTAAAATCGGGCGGTATCCAGCAGGCAATGTCGCTAAAATAGTGCCTCGTGGCAAAGAGCCTTGCAAATAATAATTGCTATCCCAAGTAAGAATTACAATGTTTCCAGATTTGAGTAGTGCAATTCCTTTATCTATAATTTTAGTTTCGATTTTGGATAAATTTTCCAATTTAAAGAGATTTGGAAACAAAAAAATAAATAATAAAAAAAATTAGGAGGTAAAAAAATGATAATTTACATTTATGATAAAAATACGTTAGAGCTAATAGCTCAACCAATGACTTTAGGAGTTGAAAAATTTAAAGAAAATCCTAACTTGTTTTTCCCGGATTGGAATTCGGAAACAATGACTTTTTCAACATCGTTGCTTATAAATCCTGTTATTGACACACAAACAGGAGAACTAAGGGAAATGAATGAGTATGAGCAAATTGTTGCGGAGAAATTATTTTTGGCAGATGGAGAATATTTAGACGAAAAAACTAAATCTGTCAAGAGAGTCGCAAAGCCGAATGACTGGAGTATTTGGAATAAAGATAACAAAAAATGGGAAGTGGATAATAATTTGCTAAACGAAAGAAAAAAAGAACTTAAAGACAAACTTTTACAAGACTTGGCAGAAGCAAAGTCTAATTACTTGAATCAGACAATAGAGATAGAAAAAGCTGGTAAAAAGTATATATTTGAGAACAATGAGAAAAACAGAAATAGGCTATCACTTAAAATATCCCTGATGTGGGTGCTGGATCAAGATAAAATAGAAAAAGTAAAAGCACAAAATGATAAAGGATTGGTTGAATTTATAGAATTAAGTAAAGCAGAATTAAAAGTTTTAGCTGGAAAAATTCAAGACATAATTCAAGTTGCAGATGTTTCAGAACAAATGGCTGTAACAGGACTTGAAAGATACACTATTGAACAACTGTTAGAGCTTGATGTAAATGATTTTTTTAAAAATTAGAAAAGGAAGTGATTTAAATGGATAGATTTGAAAAAATATTTGATTTTTTGCTTAAAGTAGAAGGTGGATATTCAGATGACAAGAATGACAAAGGCGGAAAAACAAAGTATGGAATAATCGAAGAAGAAACTAGAGACTTTGGATATAAGGGAGATATGCAAGATTTAACAATAGATTTTACAAAAAATATATATCTTAAAAAATATTACTTAGGAAACAAGCTGGATAAAGTTGTGAATGATAAAGTGGCACTATCTATATGCGATTGGGCTGTTAATTCAGGAAAAAATGGAATTAAAAATGCACAGATTGCTATAAACCAGCTTACTAATGCAAATTTAGATGTTGATGGAATAATTGGAAATAAAACTTTGGAAGCATTAAATGCAGTAGATTCTGAAAAATTTTTAGAAGTTTATCATAACTTACAAAGAATCTATTATAGAGCT